TGCTGAGCATCAACAAGCAGGTTGAGCATGTTGTTTGGCGTATGGAGACAACAGGTGTTCGTGTACGCTCGCAGGAACTCAATGCAGCAATCGACGCCTGTGAGCACTACATATCTCTCCTTTCAGAAAACTGCCATCGGCTGAGCGGTCTGGAAGTCATTACAGACGACAAGTTGCGTACTCTGTTTTTCGAGACGTGGGGAGTCGATGCAGTCAAAGAGACGAAGAAGGGTAAACCTTCAGTCGATGCTGCAACATTGTTGCGTCTGCATGACGAAGCCGTACCAGACAGCAAAGAGTTTAAGTTCCTCGGGCAGTACCTGAGCCTGAAGAAGTACCAAAAGAAACTTCAGTTCCTTGTTGGTTACAGAGACGGTCGTGTTGTATTGCCAGACGGCAATGTCGGCACACACATCAATCCATCATTTAAGATCTGCGGAACAAAGACCACTCGCTTCAGTGCAGAGAAGCCGAACCTGCAGCAAGTCACCAAAGCCAGCAATCCGTATGAAGAAGATCACCCCGACATTGCAAAGTGGCTCAAAGCCAGTCCGTCAATGAGATCCTGCTTTGGCCCCTCAGAAGGTCACTGGTGGCTGGATTGTGATTACTCCCAGCTTCAACTGAGGATCTTTGCTGCAGTCACAGCAGAGCAGGAAATGATCGACGCATTCGACCGTGGCTGGGACGCTCACGACTTCGTAGCCCGCAAGATCTTCAACGTACCTGATTCTGAGTCCCCCTCAAAGGGACAACGACGTATTGCGAAGAACGTGAACTTCGGCTTCATCTTCGGTGCGAGTCCGAAGAAGATCGAGTCAACGGCAGGAATCCCCGGTCTGTGGGATACCGTCTGTGAATTGTTCCCGAATGCTCACGCTTTCATTGAAGCCACGAAAGAACAGATCCGAGAAACAGGAGTAGTGCTGACTCGCGGCGACTACCCGCTGGCCCTGCAACAGACGTTTTCACAATGGAGTGGCAGCTTTGAGTACAAAGCCCACGCCGGGGTGAACTACATCGTTCAGGGAACTGAGGGTGTCATCGTCAAGCGTGCCATGAAATACTGCCACGATTATTTCCTTTCAGAATTTCCTCAAGGCAGGATTGCATTGCAGTGCCATGACGAGTTAGTATTTGAGATGCCAGCACGTTTCCCCAAGAAGCATGTCTGGGCATTGACTGACCTGATGGAGAAAGCAGCGAGCGACTACGGCGTCAAAGCCCCGGTCGATCCTGAACTGTGTATGGTACGTTGGGACAAATCCGTGAAGATCAGAAAGGGCTGAACGATGAGTGAGGATAGAATTGAAAGACAGCTACACAGCATAGACTGCACCTTGCGTAATGCTGTAATAGCATTGCGTGTCATTGCTCGTGCATTGATACTTTTAGTGCTGTTTGATTTCCTGCATTACATTCTGTGAAAAGGATGACGACCAATGAGCGACAACACAGTTGAGATACTGAGCGTAGACGGCGACGACACTCGCATTGCCTGTGCAGCATGGACATCTACTTCTTCAGAACTTACCGAGGAGCACAAGAACCGCATCCCGCAATTCATTGCATGGCTGTACAAACAAGGACACCACACACCATTCGAGCACGTCACGTTTCGTGTTCGTGTTGTCGTTGACGTGGCGACACACATTCAGTTGTTGAAACACCGCATCGGAGTCAGCATCAACAGCCAGTCAGCACGCTACAAGGAACGTAAAGAAGATCAGTTCCTGATGCCTGACGATGCTCCTGACAGTTTTATGACTGCAATGGCCGAACACAACACAGTATGTGCTAACCTGTATCATTATTGGTGCAGAGAACTGACGGGCAGAGTGGGTCGTCAACGAGCAAAGGAACTGGCACGTTACTTCCTGCCTTACAGCACGCAGATTGAATCAGTGATCTCATTCAACATGCGGTCATTCGCTCACTTCTACAACCTGCGAGCGAGCAAGCACGCCCAGCGTGAGATCTGTCAAGTTGCTTACACGATAATGCAAGCCTTGCACTGGATCGAGAACAACCCGTTACAGCATACACTCAAAGCCATTGAGGAAGGGGTATCCAATGAGCATACTCAGCAATAAAGACATCGTGTTCGGAATGATCTGCGGAGGACTCGCAACACTGCTGCTGATCATAATGATACTTCTCTTTTCAGAATTTCTTTGGTGGCTTTCTGTCAGGAAGACAAAGCAGAAGCCACAACAATCCATAGTCAGTCAAGGCGGCCCGAACGTACAAAGCTGGAGACGATGATGCACCGGAAAGATATGAAACCGTTCTTCAGACATCTTCCGAAACCATTACTGATTACTACGGTACTGATACTGTTTCCTGTGTCGCTGGCTATGGACATAATGGAAAGCAGCATCGAGTGGTTCAAAGACTACAAGAAACTCATTTACGATTTGATTTTTGATCTGAAAGATTGAACGATGACAACGGAAATGAAACTATTCGACCACCTTGAAATGCCGTACAAAGACGGCGGTGATGACTGGTTGATTACCTGCCCGTGGTGTGCCTCTGAGAAGATGTCAGTCGGCAAGTCTGAGGGCAACATCTACCAGTGCTGGAAGTGCAAAGAGTCAGGTAACGCTCTGACTCTGACTCGTAAGTTCTACGAGGATCTTCCTGCACTGTCTCCACCGTCCGCCAAAGAGTTTCTGAGTAGAAAGAAGGGTGTGTCTTTCCAGACGCTCAGAAGCGAAGGTGTGCGATATGAAGGTGGATACTATTGGTTTCCTGTTCAGAATGCTGATGGCAAGTTGATTGCACTGCATAAGTACAATCCGCAGAACAACATTGCTTACAGCAGTCCGAAACCGTGGAACTGCAGTATCCTCGGGCTGAATCAACTGGAGGGTCACAACGAACTGTGGATTGCAGAGGGTCATGCTGACTATCTGGTCATGCGGTCTGTCCTCAAGGGACAGCCTATCGACTTGCTGGGAACCTGTGGCAGTAGTTTCAGCCAGTCGTATCTGCATCTGCTGGATGGTAAGTCTGTCGTCCTGTTGTTTGACAACGACGAAGCAGGAAGGAATGGTGTGCAGTCAGTCGCCCGCCGTCTCAAGGCTTCTGGTAACTCCGTCGAGTCACTGAAGTGTATCGACTGGAGTAGACTCACAATCCCGTCTGGTGACATCCCCGACAAGTTTGACATCCGCGACCTGTGGAATGAATTGAAAGCAACATGAGCACATCATTCATCGAAGTCATTAGATCTTCTCTCTCAGAAATTGATCTGAGCGAAGTCGTCAGCATTCAGCCACAAGCCTGCACGTCATTCGCCAAGCTGATCGAGATTTACAAACAAGATATGTCTGTAACTCGTTCGCTGGAGGACTGTCTTGCAATCTGCATGGCAACACATCTGGCTGTAGCATTGGAAGGTGATCCGTTGTGGATCTACCTTGTCGGTGCTCCATCAAGCGGTAAAAGCACAATCTGTGAACTGATTGCTTCAGACGAGATCCACACTCGCAGTCTGAGTAAGTTCACAGGTCTTGTCTCCGGATCTCGACAGGGCACTCACCTGATTCCGATGTTGCAAGGCAAGTGCGTAGTCATTAAGGACGGTACACTGTTGCTGGAGTCTTCACAGCAGCAACTGGCAAACGTCTACGGAGAACTGCGAGACATCTTCGACGGTTCACTAAATGCTGAGTACCGTAACGGTGTGTCTGCATCATTCAGTAACATCAGCTTCGGTATGGTGATTGGCATTACAGAGCGTATCTACTCACTCAACATGTCTGCACTGGGCGAGCGGTTCCTGCACTGCCGACTGGACACATCGAGAGAAGTAGAAGTGGACCGTAACAGACGTGCTATCGACTCAATCTTTCAGTCAGCAGCACGTACAAACCTTGAGGGCAACGAAGCAGGAGACTCTCGTAGTTTCCCTAAGCAACGTGCCTACACTGCAGGTCTGCTGAGTCATCTGCATACCCGCATCAGGAATGAAGACATCCTGAGACCGGGTTATACAGAGTCTGACAAGTCATTGATTCAGGCAATCGGTGACGTGATTGCGTGTAGTCGTGCTCAGGCCCCACGAGTCAGGGAATATGGTGCTCCTTCAGAACTTCTGTACGATGCTTCTCCAGAGGGCAGTACACGAGTCGTGAAGCAACTATCTCGTCTGGCTCTGTGCTTGTGTTACGTCCTCGGAGAGACTCGCATTACTCCCAGAATCCGTGCCTTGTTGGTGAAAGTCGGCAAGGACACCAGTTACGGTAAGCAGTTCAACATCATCAGCACGGTGGCCCGAAGCAAGGGATTGAACCGTCAATCTATTGCCAGTCTCTGCAACATTCCGCTGGAGACCATCAGTCGTCGTATTGACGATCTGATTTCCCTTGGCATACTAACTACTGACTCAGAAACACATCGACCGGCACGGGGCCGATCAGTTCCACATCTGCACTGCAACCCTTACATCAAGGAAGCCTTCCTGAAGGTGATCAATGAAAATCCCAACCGTCCGAATCCCAGACCCAAACAGAGACCGTAAGATTGTTTCCGACAAAGCTGCTCTGAACAAGCGGCGTGGCCGGAGCAAACGTCGAATGCGAATACTCTCACGAGATTCCTTCGTTTGTAACCACTGCAGTCAACCGTTCCCTGAAAGCAATCTGGAAGTGGATCATATCATTCCTCTTGTTCAGGGAGGATCAGACGACGACCACAACCTGCAGACCCTGTGTAAGCCTTGTCACTTGAAGAAAACCATCATGGAGAGAAAGTGATGACCACTCGAAAGAAACCTGCCAAGAAAAGCACAACCAAGAAGACTGCCAGCAAGCAACAGGCACTACATGCTCCAACATGCTCCGGCGTATACAGACTGAGGGGTGGGGGTGTAGCATTCATCGAAGCCAACAAGGACACCGAAGAAGCCGTTATCTGGCCTTGGAAAGGTCGCATTACGGAGAATGACGACTTTCAGTATGATTACACCTACAGAGCCGATGACATATGGACATGTAGAGGCAGTTACATGAACGACTGCAGTTCAATTTCAAACAATGACATCGTAGAATTCATCAGCGTCTTCCCCATTCCAGCACCGCCACTCCCCAACACTCAACCATTATCTACTTCTTCAGAAACTCTCACGGGCAACATGCAGGTAGGCGGTGATCATTACAAGAACATGAAACACCAGCCTATCGACGTAATGGAGTCGTGTATGATCCCAGAAGAACTGCAGGGCTTCCTTCGTGGTAATGCCATGAAGTATTTGATGCGTATGGGCAGTAAAGGTGCAGCACTGCAAGACGCACAGAAAGCAATGCACTACATTGAAATGCTTGTTCGATCATTACAGAAGCAGGGAGAGACGACATGAAACTATATCGAGACATTGAGCCAGGCGAGACGCTGCAGGCTGGGG